GCCACCACGGCCACGCTGGCAAACTACCCCACCACGGCCAGCGTGTCGGGGTCCCTTGCAAGCTATTTTCCTTCGTCGGGAACAACGGCCCTTGCGACCACGGCCAGCCTGTCCAACTATTTTCTTTCGTCCGGCACTCCGGCCTTCGCCACCACGGCCACGCTGGCGAATTATCCCACCACGGCCAGCGTCTCGGGATCGCTTGGAAGCTATCCCACCACGGCCAGCGTGTCGGGATCCCTCGGAAACTATCTGACCACAGCCGCGGCCAGCAGCACCTACGCGCCGGCCGGCCAGGTGATCGTCACGCACGCCGGCGGCACGCAGACGCCCTACGTCTCGGCCGGCACCACCGACGCCGCCCGCGGCGCGGCACTGACGGCCGCCTTTGCCGCGGCCACGACGGGAGAGGCGATCGCCATCGGCCCGGGCAGCTATTCCATCAGCTCCTCGCTCTGCATTCAGCAGGGGCAAACCGTGATGCTCAACGGGGCCACGATCTACAACACGGCCAACGCCAACGACGTCTTTTCCGCCCCCGGCAGCCAATTCACCGGCACGCCCAACTGGCGGCTCTGCGGCAACGGCCAGGTGATCGGCTCCAGCAGCGCCGCGGCCACCACCATCAGCGGCACGGCGACCGGCGCGGCCGTCGCTGCGGCCTCCTGGAGCCCGACGAGTCAATGCGGCCTCCGCGTGGGCGGCCTGGAGGGCAATTTTACCGTCGAAGGCATCAGCTTCGCAAATTTCGGCGGCTGCGGCATTTGCCTCTCCTGCTCCAACGGCGCGGCCGTCGGCTTTCCCATCGTCCGCGGCGTGACGGTGACGAACTGCACCTTCGGCATTTCGCTCCCCAGCGGCGTTTCGGAAGGGGCGGAGTACACCAGCATTTCCTCCTGCGTGCTCTTCGCCAACACGATCAATCTCTACGTCGCCTGCGGGAATTTGGAGACCACGGGCTCGGTCATCAGCAGCGCCGGGCTCTGGGGCGTATACCTCGACTCGGGCTCAAACGACGGGCATGGACTCCTCAGCGGCTGCGAGATCAACCACAACAATTTGCTCCAGGCCAACGGCGGCGGCGGCATCTATGACGGCGTCGGCGACAACGGCTTTACCATTTCCGGCTGCCACCTCTTCTACTCGCCCATCACGCTCTACTCCGCCGGCGGCCTGCGCATCATCGGCTGCATCATCGGCAACACCACCAGCCCCAGCGTGGTTCCCGCGGTCACTTTTTTGGGCGGCTACCCCGACAACGGCGGCTACAACACGATCGAAAACTGCTGGTGGTTCACCAGCGAGCCCACCTTCAGCGACCAGGCCTACCCGGTCGGCTTGCCGTACCTCACGCTGCGGAACAACCGCACCGGCGCGTCGAATACCAGCACCAGCAACACCGTGCAGCCGGCGGCCAGCTTTACGAGCGTGACCGAGACCTCTCCCACGCTCTTGCGCCTCAACCAGGCCGCGCCGCAGACGGTCAGCGGAGGGATGCCCACCTTCAGCGGCGGCCTGATCGGCAGCCTCTACGATGCGGGCGGCTTTTCCAGCCCGCAGTACCCGGCGGACGACAACGCCAGCACGGGGGTGGTTGCCGTGCAGTCCTCGACCAGCGTCATCAGCACGGGCGGCGGCAACGACTACTCGCCCGCGCCCTACATGGTCTGGCCGGACAGCAACCTGAACATCAACCAGACGGCCATCACCAGCGGCACGGCCGGCTGGATGGCCCCCTGGGGCAACGCCTCGAACCAATGCGTCCATATCGCCTTGCCCGCGCCCGCGGTGATTACCAGCTTTACCTACGAGAACGGCAACAATCAAAACGGCGGCAACAACGTCTGGGGCGTCAACGGCTACGTCTTGATGGGATCAAATACCCTGGGCACCAGCGCCGCCTCGGGCTTCAAAGACGTGTCCTTCGCCTCCAGCGCCGATTCGGCCTGGACCACGCTCAGCTCCGGCAGCCTCCAGCAGAACACGGCGACCACGGGAAGCAACCTGCAATCGATCTCCTTGAGCAACACGGCGGCCTACCAATATTACCGGCTGAAGTGCATCAACAACTTCGGCGACAACAACGGCCTCTGCATCCGCCGCTTCACGCTCAACACCAGTACGCTGCCGGCGCTGTCGCACGACAGCAGCAACCGCATCCTCTACGCCTCCGGCGGCACCGCGGCGGCCATCAATTACGCCAGCGCCGGCACCGTGGCGATCGCCGGCGCCATTGCCCAGACCAGCGCCCCGGCCACGATCAACGGAACCTCCGGATCGCTTACCTGGATCGAGCCCGACCAGGGCGCGGCCGACAAGCGGCTGAATGTGTACCTGAACGCCTTCCAGGGATCGGCCACGATCACGTTTCCCACGGCCTTTAGCGCCGCGCCCTACCTCGATGGCAGTTCGGCGGCCACGGCCGTGGCCACGGCGACCAGCTCGACGTTGACGATTTCGTCCACCGCCTCGGCTGCCAGCGGCTGGATTTTCTTGCGGGGGAATTAGCGATGGCTGTCGGCGCGCAGTTGGATTACCTCACCGGCGTCAGTGGCGAGACCTGGTATGCGGTCTTTCGCAACAAGCTGGGGCAGCTCTGGAACGGCTCGGCCTACGTCGCCGAGACCACGCTTTCGACCGCCGGGTTGGCCGCGGCCTATACGTCCGGCGCCGTTTTGCTTCCCGAACTCCTGACCAGCGACGCGGGCGGCACGGGCCATTACCAGGCCACCGCCATGCCGTCGGCTTGGGCCGACGCGCGGCTCTATCAGGCGGCGCCGTCGCCCGGTGCGGTGATCGGAGGAGCCGCCTCGCCGGCGGTAATCGCCAACGACGACGGCACCGTCCCCCTGCCGGCCAGCGGCTCCATGCCGGAGAGCGCGAAGACCAACCAATTGCAGTTCGACGGCGGCGGCAACGTCTACGCCAATACGCCCACGCCGCTTTTGGGCGTGTTGGTTTCCGGAGCAGGCAACGCAGCCTATAACGGCTTCTACTGGCCCGGCGCGATGAGCCGAAGCGGAGAGGCAAACTACATCCTCACGCCCGGCAGCCCCAGCAGTCCCACCATCAGCGGCAGCGCCGGCGGCTTCGTGCTCACCTCGACCGAGCTCGGCGCGCCCGAGTGGACCAACGGCGGCCAATCGGTCTTTGGCAACTATGCGCCCACCTCCGGCGGGGCGACGGGGATCGTGAGCGTGATTCCGCTGGTGCAGGGCGGCCTGGCCACGGCCAGCAATCAGACGACGATCCTCGACACGCTGGCCACGATCAGCGCGCGCACGAACCTCCTCACCGGCGGCAATCTGGCATTGGTCAGCGGCATCGGACCCAGCGGCGTGCTGGAGCTGTATAAATACGCTTGGTACGACGAATCAACCGGGTTGATCACCATCACCAACCCCGGCAATTGGCCGGCGTTCGCCGCGGGCAGCACGGCCACGCTGGTGATTTGGCAACTCTCCGCGCCCGATACGGCACTGCTGAGCGAGCCCGGCATCATCGTCGACGCCAATACCATCACCTTTGCGCCGGCGATTGCCGACATGGCGGTGCTGCAGATCGCGCCCAACCAATATGGCTATGCCGCGATCGTGAACCAAGGCGGAGATGCTACCAAGCCCTGGCCGGTGGCCACCGGCGGCGTGGTGGTGGGCCATGGATGATGTGGGCAATTGCAATACAACCCAGCTAGGGGGGCGGCAGCCCGGTTCAGTGGCGCGAGCGCGCGCAAAAAAGGTACTTCCAGGCCCCGGCCGGCCGCGAGGTTTCCCACCATGGGGGCGCGCGGCCAACCTATAGTCCTTCCTTCCAGATCGAAGCGGTGAAATGCAGATCCGAGATCGGGTAAAAGAACTGCGGCGCGTGCGCGCCGGCGACCTGGCGCCAAACCCCCGGAATTGGCGGCCGCACCCGGAAGCACAACAGAATGCGCTGCGGGGCGTGCTGGCCGAGATCGGCTATGCCGACGCGCTTCTTGTCCGGGAGTTGCCAGACGGCCGGCTGGAAATCGTCGACGGCCACATGCGGGCCGAGACCACGCCCGATGAGATCGTGCCGGTCCTGATTCTGGACCTGGACAACCTCGAGGCCGACAAGTTGATGCTGGTGCTGGACCCCTTGGCGGCGATGGCCGAGGCGAACAGCCAGTCGCTGGCAAGCCTACTGGGAGAGATCGAGACGCAAAGCCCAGCCATACAGAAAATGCTCGACGATCTGGCGTTGGAGCACCGCATCAACCTCGAGGCGGAAGGGCTGACCGACCCCGACGAAATCCCCGAACCGCCCGACGAGGCGATCACGCATCCCGGAGACCTGTGGATCCTGGGCGATCACCGGTTGTTCTGCGGCGACCTTTGAAATTGGGGTAAGGGTTCAACGCACAAGCACACATGAGCCAGGTTTTCGGAAACAAAGCAAGCGGAATGCAGAATTCTCGGCCCGGATTGATGTAATTCTTCTGTAATCGGTGGGTTGGAAAAGGCTCGTCGATGACTAACCATGGTGCTGATCCACAGCGACGCGGTTCGAAGAAGCCCCGAGCCTCACGGAAGGCACCTAGTGAATGCCGTCATGCTCCCAGCGGCCATCGCTTGAAGCGGTCAAGGCCGCAAAAAAAAAACTGAAGACGCAGCTCGCGGCCTTGCGGGACCTTGCCGGCCCCGGCTCGACGCGCACCATCGAGGAGATTCGCAGCGATGATCGCCAGCGCAAGAAGCAAGAGCGCAAGTCCGCCTCGATCGTGGCGATTCCTCCCTGCGCCAACCGGCGGCGGCGGAATCGACTGGAGAAAGACGATGCGGCCTGGCTCCGCTGGTATTGCGACGATCCATGCTGGCCGCAGCGGGCCAGGTTTTGGTACGATTTCACCGGCCAGCAATTGGAGATGATTGCGGCCATCCGGGAGGCGATTGTGAACGGCGGTGACCAGTCGATCGCGGCGTCGCGCGGCGAGGGGAAGACGAAGCTCTTCGAGCGGACGCTCTTGAAGCACGTCCTCAGCGGCGCCGTGTCCTTCGCCGTCCTGTTCGGCGCTACCGGCAGCAACGCCGAGGATTCTTTGGATTCGATCAAGCACACGCTCGAGACGGGCGAGCGTCTGCGTGCCGATTACCCGGAGGTCTGCATCCCGATCGTCTCTCTGGAAAACACGCCGAACCGGGCCCACTACCAGGTTGTCAGCGGCAAGCGCCACGATAACGGAAAGCCCTACGAGGGCGTTTCCAGCCGCTTTTCCTGGTGCGGGCGCGAGATCATCCTGCCCCGCGTGCCCGGTTCGCCCTCGGCCGGCGCCATCATCGCCACCCGCGGCCTGGATGCCGCGGTCCGCGGCCTCAATAAGTTTTCCAGCCGCGTCGACGTGGCCGCCATCGACGATCCGGACACGGAGGAGACGGTCAACAACCCGGAGCAGGCCGCCAAGCTGGAAAAGCGGATCGACATGGCGATCGCCGGCCTGGGCGGACAGCAGCGCTCCGTGGCCCGCGTCATGCTGACCACGCTGCAGCGCCGCGAGTGCGTCTCGGCCAAGTTCACCGACCCGAAACAAAAGCCCTCCTGGAAGGGCAGGCGTTTCCGTTTCTTAGTAACACCGCCCGATCGGCTGGATCTCTGGGAAGAGTACGTTGAGCTGCGGCAACTCGACTTTCAGGGCGACGATCCATTGGCGCGGCGTTCCCACCGGTTTTATGTCGATCGCCGCGCCGAGATGGACGCCGGCGCCGTGGTGGCCAATCCGCATCGTTACAACGGCGAACTTCTACCCGACGGCAGCCAGACGGAAGTCTCGGCCCTCGAGCGCTACTACAACGAAGTCGCCCGCATCGGCAAGGAGGCCGTCTCGACCGAATACGACAACGACCCGCCCGAAGAGTCCGGCCCCCAGGAGTCCGGCATCTCCGCCCGGCGGATCCAACGCCAGGTAAGCGGCTACGATCGCCGCGTGGCGCCTGCGGGCTGCGTGCACCTGGTGCAGGCGATCGACGTGCGGAAGATCGCCCTGCACTTCGTGGTGCGGGCGTTCCGCGAGGACGGCACCGGTTACACGATCGACTACGGCGTCCAAGACGTCCGCGGCACCACGCAGGGGAGCGACGAGGGTGTTGACGAGGCCCTCAAGCGGGCGCTTTCGGATCGCCGGGAAACGGTCGAGACGCAGCCCTACCGCGACCCGGATGGAAACCTCGTTCCTGTCGGGCTGACGCTCATCGACGCCGGCTGGCGGACCGAGGCGATCTACCAGTGGTGCCTCGAAAACGGCCAGATGCTCTACAAGCCGGCCATGGGCTTCGGGCGTTCGGCCGGCTGCACGTCGGCCGCCTTCCGCGAGCCCACCAAGACGCAGCACGAGAAGCGCATGGGCCAGCGGTGGTTTTTATCGAAGCGGCCCCGCGGCGTGTGGCTGGTCTGCACCGACGCCGATTTTTGGAAGTCCTACGAGCACGATCACTGGATGCGCGACCCGGCCAAGCCGGGGGCCCTCTTGCTCTACGGCCACGGCGATGAAGAGCATCCCGAGCGGATGAGCGACGATCAGAAAAAGCACTTCAGTTATGCAAAACACCTCACGGCCGAAACGGAAGTCGAGGAGGTGGTCAAGGGCGCGCTGAAGCGTTACTGGAAGTCGAAGAGCGACAGCAACCACTATCTGGACGCCTCCTACATGACGGACGTGGCCGCCACGATGCTGGGCGTGCCGCTACTGGGCACGGCGGCCCGGGCGCCCCAGATCGTCACGGCCGGCGAGTGGTTTTCAAGCACAAGCCAGCAGAAAGGACGGTGAACTTGTGAGCGATTTTCCAAAGACCGACATTCGGGTCTTCCAAAGCCCGGTCGATCCGGCCAGGCCGATCGCTCTCTATATTTCGCAGCGCCACTACGAAAGCGACACGCCCAGCGGAGTCACATTCTTCCAGCAATACATCGGCCCGGGAGCGGAGCGTCCCTGTGCCGCCAGGCTTTCGTTGGAAGAGGCGCAGGGCCTGCTGGATTCGCTCTGGCAGGCCGGGCTTCGGCCGGCGGAGGCCTCCGGCTCGACCGGCCAGTTGGCCGCCACCGTGCGGCATCTCGAGGACATGCGGGCGATCGCGTTTTGCAAAACCGACGTCTGTTTGCCTGAAGAGGCGCGCGCGTGTCGCACAAGCCAGATAGGATTCACCCCATGACGATAGCTTTCTGCGCAGGCGTGGCCGTCGGCCTGTTGTTAATGCTGGCGGCCCTCCGCTTCTCCCGCGCGGCCTGCCGCTGGTCCGGCATCGAGCGGGCGGTCCTCGACGCCTGGTACGACGACGAATACGGCACGCCCTGCCAGACAGAAAGCCGGCCACCTTCAGACGAGGAGGTCGCCGCGATCGTGCACGACGGTTGGCCGGAGTTTCTTGCTTTGGCGGGCAACCTCGGCAGAGAGGCGATCGCCAAGCGCGCCAGAATGATTGATTTCCGAATTTTGGATCCATCAAAGTGAGAGCGGTGAGATGAGAATTGCAGAAGATTCGCAGGACGATCGGCAGCCAGGCGGCCGCGGCGACGAGCCGCCTGAGATGGTCTATGTCTGGACGCTCTCGGCGATCGTCGCCGCCGGCCGGACCCTCTTGACCTCCAACCGCAGCGGCCCGTTTGCCGGCTTCGAGGTCGCCCAGGACGTGGCCCGCGATTTCGCCGCCAAACCGGCCGTGCTGGCGGTCTCCATCGAGCCGGAGGAACAAGAGGACTTCACGCGAAGCCGCGGACGCGCGGAGCAACCGGCCAGGGCAGCGGATGGCTGGCCAGTCCTCAGCGAAGAACAGGAGGCGGGAATCGAAGCGCTCTTTCTCCTCCTGGCCGGCGACCGCAGCCTGGCCACTTATGTGAAGAACTATCTCGACCGCTTGGGCGTGTGGAAGCGGTACGAGGACCGGTTTCTCGACCTGTTCAGTAAGAAGTATTAGACAAAAACGCGACTGATTGATCCAACGACAAAAAATGATTTCACTAAATCACTGCCTGCGCCGGAGATGCCCAACAAATTGTCTCACGCCAAGGCGCAGAGACGCAAACCAAACAAGAGGAACCTTGCGATGAGCTGGTGCTTTGGAGCGATCGGAACGCCCGCGCGCGTGGCCGCGGCGTTGGAAGCCCATAGGGAATATTCCCACGAATCCCAGGCCGAATTCGAGGAGGCGAAGCCGCACTTGGTTGCATTGCTCCGCCTGAATTTCAACGAGCCCCCTTGCGCTATCAGGCTGGAGGCCTCCGGCCACGCCGCCAGGCAGGCCGGCGTCAAGATCTACGGCTCGGTCCAGGTGCGCATCGAGCCGCTCGGGATGCAGATGGTGTGACGTCCGCGGAACGTCGCCAATTGGCGACAGCCCCGACCCCGGCGCCTTTGTGTGAGACCTGCCCGATGAGCGTCCTTCCCCCTTCCGTCCTCCGCCCTCCGCCTTCGGACGTCTGCGGTCCGCCCTGCATCCGCTGCGGCTGCGCCGAGACCAAGGTGCTGAAGGAGCCGGCGGAAAACGAGTGGTTCCCGTCCGGGCGGGCCCGCTGCCGCTGCTGCGGCCAGGAGTTCGGTTTCGGCCGAGCGGAGGAGGAGGAAGAAAATAAGCCGGAGGGCGGAGGGCGAAGGGCGGAAGGAGGCCGGGGAGAAAAGATTCAGGAAGTGCCCGTGCGATGTCCCTGCTGCAATTCGATGAATAACGCCGTGACTGGCACCAAGGGCCGGCTGCGCTCGCGACGCTGCGGCGACTGCGGGGCCACCTTTCAAAGCATCCGACCAGAACGATAACCCAACCAAGAACGAGGAGAAACTAGCCGTGAAAAATCGCAACGCGGTCTCTGTCGAGCCCATCGGCAACCTGGTGGTGATCAGGCAAGACCAGGCGTCAGAAACGACCTCGGGCGGCATCGTGCTGCCCGACGCCGCGCAGGACCCCCGCCGGTTTGGCACTGTCTTGGCTGTCGGCCCGGGACAGTTCCGTACCATCCCCGCCTACACGAAGGATGAACAAGATTCGATGCGTTACCCCATGCAGTGCCAGGTCGGCGATCGCGTGATCCTGCCCTTGGGCGGCGGCGACGCGGTCCGGCTGGATCCGGCGGACGAGCAAAGCGAGGTCCTCGTGATCTCCGAAAGCCACCTCTGCGGAATCCTGAGGTCGCAATGATCGAAGCCATCGCGATCGGTTGGGCCGTCGGCTACCTCTACGGCATTCCCTGGGGATGGATCGCCTGGGCGTCCATGTCCTTATTGGCCGATTTTCGGCCGTGCCATTGGAGAAAGCAGCTATGACACCGCTCCAAGAGGCCAAGGCCGAATTGCGGCTGGTGAGGCCCGATCTGCACTTCGTCTGTCAGAAGCTGGCCGAGGCCCTTGAAACCGGGGACCGGGGACCAGGGGCCAGGGACCAGGGCAAACAGGGGCCGTCGGCCGAGACCGCCGAAAATGCCGGTGATGGCCACCACCGCCAGCCCGCCGACGTCGAGGTCCGCGCGCCGGTACCGCCGCCGATCCACGCCCGCAAAACCCGCAAATAGCTCGCGCCAATCCGTAGTGCGCTTTCTGCCGGCGGCCGTTTTCCGCCTCCGGCACTCTTTGTCCAGAATCTGGACAAGAGCCGCCCGCCGCCGGCGGCCATCGGCCACACTCTCGCATGGGCCTGGTCGATTCGGTGAATTCCGCCATGACGGCGGCGGTCGCAGCGCTGCAAGCCGGTGATTATGCCACCGCGCTGCAGCAAGCTCTTTCGGCCCAGGGCCTCTTGGCCCTCATTCCCCGCACGTCCCATGCCGCGGGCACCGGCGGCGGTTCCCACGGCTTCGAGTACTCGCCCCAGGCCATCGGCGACTTCATTAAGAACCTTCGCCTGCAGCAGGGGGCGGCCCTGGGCGTGCAAAGCTCGCCCATCACCATCAGCGAGCCCACGGTGCTCGATGACGGCGAGCAATTCGCCAACTCCAGTGGCGGCTACGTCCAGTAGCCGTTTTCCTTCCGGCTTCCGCCCTCCGCCTTTGAAGATGTCCCTCCGCAGCTTTTTCTCCGGACTGTTCGGCCGCTCCTCGACGCCGCCCGCGCCGCAGGAGGCCGCCGAGGTCATGCGCGGCCGCTGGGGCCGCTGGGACTCCAAAGACACGGACCGCATGAACCAGGCCCATTGGGCGAAGGTCACGGGTTTGCCTATCAATGCGGAACTCGCCTACGCCAGCAATTGGCTGCGGGCCCAGAGCGAGTACGAGATTTCTTCCAACCCGGTGATGGAAGGGATCGTCAACAGCTACTGCACCGACGTCGTCGGGCCGGACGGCCCCAGTTACCGCGTCACGAGCTCCGATCCCGAGTACAACCGCAAACGCGAGAAGATATGGCGCCAGTGGTGGCGGCACGCGGGGGCCAACCGCCAGCTTTCCGGCGTGGAGATCCTCAACGGCTGGGTCCGCTCGTTGTGGAAGGCGGGCGAGTTTGGGACGCAACTGATCAACGATCCCAACGCGGCCGGGCCGATCAAGGTCCGCCTCCTGCCGGTGCACATGCACCGGCTCATGACGCCGCCCGAGTTCCTCGGCGATCCGGCCGTGGCCCTGGGCGTGCGGCGCGACGACAACCGCAACCCGATCGCCTATTACATCAGCGAGCCCTATATCTTCGGGCCCTTCGAGGTCTACACGGGCGAATTCTACATCGTCCGCTACGAGGATTTCATCCACGGTTTCGAGCAGACGGAAGAGGACCAGGTGCGGGGCGTGCCCTGGCTGGCCAGCTCGTTGGACACGGTCGGCCAATTGCGGGACTGGGACAAGTCCATGCTGGACGCGGCCGAGTCGCTCTCGAAGACCGGCGTGGTTTGGCAGATGGAGGATCCGGGCGCAGCGCCGCAGATCATCCGTGGCTCGACGCCCATGGAACGGGGCCAGCAGACCTTCGGACCGCCCGGCTATAAGGCGCAACAGCTAAGCCCCACGCAGCCCAGCAGCGATCAGCAGAGTTTTCGCAGCGAGAAAAAGGCGGAGATCGGCCGGGGCCGCTGCATCCCGCTGATGTTGATCAACCTCGACAGCAGCAAGCACAACTATTCGTCCGCCCGCTTCGACAATCAGCCCTATTGGCGATCGGTCGCCGGCGTGCAGGGCTGGCTGGGACGCATCGGCCTGGACCGGATCGAAGCCACCGTGATGCGCGAGGCCGAGCTGGCCGGCGAGCTGGACGAGCCGCCCGAGGATCTGGCCGTGGCCTGGGGCTGGATCAAGCCGCCCCACGTGGACCCCACCAAGGAGTCTGAGGCCGAGGCCGCCTACATCGAGAACCGCACCGTGCCCTGGTCCGACGCCGTGATCGCCCACGGCGACGATCCGGACCGCGTCTTGGCCACGCTCAAGCATGACAACGAGCGGATGAAGGAGGCCGGCCTGCCGCCGCTTCCCACCGCCGCGCCGCTGCCCAAGCCGGGTACCGGCTTCGCCAAGTTCGCCGCTGCCGCCGGCGGACAAGCCACGGGAGATTGAAAGATGCGCTGGACCGCCAAAGACGCTTCCGCAAAGAACAGCCGAGTCAAGGGCTCGCCCAAACTGCAAGCCCAGTGGGCCGCCGTCGCCAACGACGTGCTCAAGCGCCAATTGGCCAAGGGCAAATCGCAAAGCGAGGCCGAGGGCGTCGCCATCGCCGCGGCCAACGCCGCGGTGAAGAAAAAGCCCGCCAAGGCGCGCAACTACAAGGGCGACGACGCGGAAGATTTTCAACACGGCACCAAGGCGCCCATCGACAAGAAGTACGGCGTGCCGCCCAAGCCGGCGGCCCGCACCGTCACCGAGGCCCCGCCGGTCGCCCGTTCGGCGGAAGATCTGCTCTGCCGCGTGGCGCCGCTGGCGCCCTCGACGCTCGACGACGAGACCCGCAGCGTGGAGGCCGTGCTGGCCAGCGATGCGCCCTGCCTCTCGATCGACCTGAAGACCGGCAAGACCTTTCTGGAGGTCTACCGCATGGACGGCATGGAGCCCGTGGCGAGCCAGGTCCCCCTCTGCGACACGCACAAGCGGGACTCGATCGACCGCGTCAAGGGCTCCGTCCGCGAGATCCACACCGACGGCAGCCAGGCGGTGGGCACGCTCACCGTCGACTCGAGCGAGTATCAGGCCTGGAGCAAGATCCGCAACCGGCACGTCACCGACGTCTCGGCCGGCTTTCAGCCGCTGGAAACCACCAAGATCGACGCCGGCAAATCGAAAGAGGTTGCCGGCCGCCTCTACACGGCCCCCGCCGACCGCCCGCTTTTCGTGCACACGAAGTGGCGGCTGCGGGAGGTTTCTCTGACACCGATCGGCTCGGACGTTCGAGCCAAAATCCGATCATGCACAACCTTTCAAGGAGCAGCGAGCATGAATAAGCACATTCGCAAGTGGCTCGAAACCGAACTGAAGCTTCGGAGCGAAGCCACCGACGAAGAGGCCCAGACGTTCTGGGATGCCCTCGCCGAAGCCGAGCGCAAGCGGGCCGAAGAGGCCTGCCGCGACAAGGACGACGAGGACGAGGAAGACGACGAGGACGAGGAAGACGACGAGGACGAGCCGCCCAAGCCGTCCACGCACAAGGTCACCCGCCACAGCACGGTGACCGAAGAGTCCCGCGCCGCCGAGGAGATGGAACGCGTCCGCCAGGAGGCGGAGAAGGCCGGCGCCAAGCGGGGCCGCGAAAAGGAAGTCGCCCGGCAGCGGAAGATCCGCCAACTGGCCGGCAGCGACGTCCCGGCCGAGATCGTCACCCGGGCGATCGACGAAGGCTGGACGCTCTCCCGCGTCCGCACCGTGTTCTTGAAGACCGTCCGCGAAGGCCGAAGCCCCAGCGTGGGCGGCGGCGGCGACATCGACGAGGCGGCCATTCGTGAGACGGTCCGCGAAGGCGGACCGGCGATCCACGTCCGTTCGCGCGAGAGCGACTGCACCGTGGGCACCATGGCCGCGGCGCTGTTTGTGCGCAGCTACAACGGCAGCCACGACCCGGTCGACCTGATCGGCGGCTACCAACCCTCCGCCAGTCTCACGGGCGAAGACGGCAAGCCGGAGCCCGGCCGGACCTACACGGTCCGCAACGACGTCACCCGCATGATCGCCGGCCGCAGCCGCACCGCCAGCGAGTCCCGCCGCAAGGCCAACGAACGGCTCTTGGACCTGGGCGACCGCTACCGCTCGATGTCGCCGATGGACCTGGTCGACGAATGCAACCGCATCGAGGGCCGCACCCGCACCAGCTACGACCGCGAAGAGCGCGTCCGTGCCGCCATGAGCGGCTCGGCCCTCTCGGCCATCTTCACCCAAAACGTCTCGGCCCAGTTCTTGGGCGGCTACCTCGACGCCGCCGACACCACGCAAGGCTGGACGACCGAGACTGACGTGCTGAACTTCCTCCAGAACGAGCGGGCCATCTACGGAAAGATGGGCCAGATGAAGAAGCTCGCCAAGGGCGGCACCGCCGCGGACCTCGACACCAGCGACTGGAACGAGGTCTACAAGATCTTCCGCTACGCCGGAAAGTTCACCGTCGATGAGCAGGACTTCATCAACGACCGCTTCGGCGCCCTGGAGCAGATGTCCCCGCAGGACATGGGTCTGACGGGCCGCCAGATCCGGCCCAACCTGGTCTACGCCCTGCTCTTGAGCAATCCCACGCTCACCCAGGACAGCATCGCCGTGTTCGACGCCAACACGCACAAGAACATCATCACCGGCGCCGTGACGGACTTCAACCCCACCACGCCCGCGGCCAACGCCGGGCCGTTCCAGGATGCGACCACCGCGATGGGCAAGCAGCGGCTGCGCAACCGCGTCTTGAACTTGCGGCCGCGGTACGTGATCGCCGGCACCGACCTCGAATGGGCCGTGAACATCCTCTACAAGAGCCAGCAGCGGATCATCGCTTCCGGCTCCGGCGGCACCTACAACCCGCTGGCCGCCGAGGGCGCCAACGTCGAGAGCCGGCTGGACGGCCGTCTGGACCCGCTGGGCTGCTACGACAACGACACGGGCAAGACGTTCTATCCGTACACGACCACGGGCACCACGGCCGGCCGCAGCGGCATGGCCATCATGGCGGCCCGCCCCGGCGAGCAGGGCGCCAAGACCATCGAGGTCGGCTACCGCATCGGCACCGGCCGGGCCCCCCGCATCCGCAGCTCGATCCTCCGCGAGGGCAGCGGCCAGTACGGGATGAGCTGGGACGTGAACCTCGATATCGGTGCCAAGATCCTGGACTACCGCGGGTTGTGCCTGATCACGGGCGGCGGCAGCCAGTTGGCCGCGACCGGACCCTGAGCCGGCTGATTTGCAATGACGCGGCGCGACCGGCCGCAAAACCGGCCGCGCCGCTTTCCCGGTTTCCTTCCCGAGTTTCCCGGTTTCTTTCCCGAAGCAACAAGCCTTTTTCTAAAGGACATCCAAAATGACTGCCTTCCCGCAGTATTCCGCCACCGCCCTCCCGCGTTATCCGTGGGATGAGGTGACGTTCGTTTCGACCGCGGTCTATCAACCCGGGGCCATCGTCCAGTTGGCTGATGGTCGGGCCGCCGTCTACACGGGTCTGGAAGCCAACGCGATCGGCGACCCGGTCACGTTCAAGACCCAAGGCGTTTTCGAGGTCGTTTCCGCCAGCGCCACCACCTTCAGCAGCGGTGCGCAGGTCAATTGGGACGCCGTTGGCGCGGCGGCCGTGGCCAAAAGCAGCGGCAGCTTCTACCTCGGCGCCGCGGTGCAGGCGAAGGTCGCCGGCACAACGAGCGTGCTGGTGGCCCTCAATCTGCCGACGCTGCCGAGTTCCTGAGTCACCCGCCAAACACCAGCCGGGGCGGCGCTTGAACGTCGCCGCCCCGGCGAGGGCCTTTTTCCATGCGCAGCAGCAAGAAGACGCGGCCCCAGGCTCGCTATGTCGGACCCGCCCCGGAAGGCTCCTTTTTCGGGGCTTGCCGGCCGATCGCATCGCCTAGCTCGGCCTGCGCGCTGCAAGTCCATCCGCAGCGGGTGATTCCCCACATCCCGGCATGGGCGTTCGTCACAACGCGCCGCCTGGTGGCGGATACCTACAATCTGTTGGCCGATCTGCCCGCGGAGATTTCCGCCGTCGTCGGCATCGCCCGCAGCGGTTTGTTGCCGGCCGGGATCATCGCCATGGAGCGGCACCGCCCGCTCTTCGCCGCCACGCTGGAAGGGCACGTTCACCCGGTCGGCTACGGCGGCCGGATGATCGGCCAGCGGGCATCCCTTGCGCAGACTCGCCTGGTGCTGCTCGTCGACGATACGGCCTCGACGGGGACGGCGCTTGATCTGGTGCGGCCCTGGGTGCAGACGGCCTTTCCCGGCGCCGCCATCATCACCGCGGCCATTTATTGCACTCCGCAATCTTTGTCGCGCGTCGATTGGCCGGGCGTCGTCTACCCGAGGCCGCATTACCTGGAATGGAACCTAGTCAACTCCGGGGTGATTCACGAAGCCGGCCTGGATTTCGACGGCATCCTCTGCGAGGACTGCCCGCCGAAAGCAGACGACGACGGCGATGCGTATTGCCGATTCCTGGAAACGGCGCGACCAAAATACATTCCCCGCCGCGAGCCGATCGCCGCGATCGTGACTGCCCGCTTGGAAAAGTACCGCCAGCCGACCCTGCGATGGCTGGAGCGCTGGGGCATCGAGTGCCGCCAATTGGTAATGGGGCCCTGGAAAACGATGGCCGCCAGGCAGAAGCCCGGGGCGATCGCCCGATGGAAGGCCGGCCAGTTCGCCAGGCTGCCGTTGGAATTGTTCGTCGAGAGCGATCCCGGCCAGGCCGCCGAAATCTGCCGCCTGGCCAAAAAACCCGTGCTGTGTCCGGCCGCCGAAAGGGTCTTTAAACCACTGCCGCAATCCCCATCCTGATCGTTTCCCGGGGATCGCGGGCGGTAGAGTTTCACCGCCTCACCGCCCGCGTCCCCGGTTTTTCCTATCCCGTGGCGAAGTAACCTCCCGTGTCCAGCATCTCCTTTTTCGACGAAGTGTTCCAGGCCAACGCGCCGGTGGTGGATTCCATCTTCGGCAAGTCCTACGGTCTGCGCTGGGCGGGGACGGCCATCACACTGACGGCGATCCTGTCGGCCCACCCCATCAACTTCGACAGCGAAGGCGACGTCGTCGAGACCACCCATTCCCATAACTTCGAGGTCACCGCGGCGGCCTTGACGCTCGGCCAAAGCGGGGCAGTCATCCTGCCGCAACCCGGCATGCAGTTCACCGATCTGCAAGCCGACGGCACCAACGCCGTCTACGAGGTCGTCAAACGCGACGACGGCCGCTGTTACGACCCGGTGGACAACGAGGCCACGCGGCTGTTGGTTTATGCAAAGCTGATCCGGCGGAGCGAGAAGACATGAGCGACGTAACCCTCGTCGAGGTCGCCGATGCCATCGTGTCGGCCCTGAATCTGCCCGCCGCTCCGCGGGCCCCCGCCACCTGGTGCCGCGCGCTGGATACGGACGTCGAGTTGGAGGACCTGGAGGTCCTGCACGCCCAGGTTTTCCCCGGCAGCCTGAAGACGGAAGCCGGCGCCCGCAACGGCGAGTATCAGCGGGGCGAGTACGCGATCGACGTCGTCCTGCGTCAGAAGCTCGACACGGACGATCGCCAAAAAGTCGACGGCCTCTTCCGACTCTTGCGGAAGGTGGACAAGTACCTCTTTGGACTCCAGCGGCTACCGGTGATGCCGGACGCCGCCTGGCTGGCCAGTTCCATGCGTTATCCCTACGTGCCCGCCAAGTTCAAGGCCCGCGAGTATTGGGCCCTGCTGTCGGTCACTTACCTGGTTTTCGATTGATGCTCGGCGCGATTTTGAAGAGTTTTGAAGACAAGACCGCCGCGGTCCTGAAGGCCGCGCACGACGGCTCGGTCCGCGCGCTGCAAAAGGCGGCCTTCGCCATCTTCAAGACGGCCCAATCCGAGATCGAGCAGGACCCCAAGCCCGCGCCGCCGGGCAAGCCGCCGCACACGCGGCGGGGTCAGCTTAAACGGGCCATGCGCTACAGTGTCGAGCGGGCCGAGGAGTACGCGGCCATCGGCCCGCGGGAAAGCCTGGTGGGCGCCTCGGCCGCCGCGCAAGAATTCGGCGGCCAGTACAAGGGCGAAGAGTATCCCCAGCGGCCCTTCATGGGCCCCGCCCTGGAAGAAAACAAGCACCTGATACCGGCCTTTTTCACGGCCGAAATCCACAACTAGCGAAGGAGTCTCACGATGCCCAATCCGATCACCATGGGTTACGAGGGCCAGGTCATGGTCGGCCCCGCCGGCGTCACGGCCACGAACCAGTTGCTCAATACCCGCGACATGAAGACCACGCACGATCCGGAATACGGCGAGACCACGGTCCGCGGCAACGGCAGCGCACCGCCGATGCACGCCGAAGCCCTCAGCGCGATCAAGTGGTCAATGACGCTGACCATGCTCAACAACACCAGCGACACGCTGTTGACGACCTACCTGCTGGCGGCGGCCGCCGGCAACTCGGTTTCCGGCGGGCCCCCGGGCGTGATCGCCCTGCGCACGAAGAACAATTCCGCCGGCAAGGGCTATGACGGCGACGTGAACGTCAAAGTCGAACAGGGCGCGCCGCTCAAAGGCGAAGCGACCTTGGACTTCACCTTCAGCACCAACAACAACCTGCGAGCCGCCAGCCTGTACGTCTGACGAAGGCGGAGGGCCGAGGGCGGAAGGGGGAAGGCCGCGGGCCACGCCCTCTTGAGATCGAACCTAGAACCTAAACCCATTTCGCGGAGAATCTTCCCATGACCACACCTGTGGGCAACGTCACCGGCAGCGTGCAGCTTGTGGCGTCCATCAATAACCAGGTCTTCCAGAGCGCCGTCAACGCCCAGGGGACCGTGGGCCTCAGTCCCTCGATCACCGCCCCGGCGATCGTCAGCGGCGCCGCCGGCTCGCTTGTCGAAGCCACCGGCACCACGGGGACCATCACCTTCAGCGGGCCGCACGGCCTGGCCGGCACGGAAACTTTGGCCGTCTTCTGGACGGGCGGCTATGCCTGGAAGGTGACCATTACCTCGCAAACGACCAATAGCATCACCGTCTCGGCCGCCGCCGGCACGGCCTTCCCCGCAGGCACCACGGCCGTCAACGTCGCCGTGGGCCAGCCGATCACGGACCTCTCCATGATTGGCAGCAATCTCCAGGAGCTGATCATCAGCAGCACCCAGACCGCGTTGGTGGATCTGTTGGACAGCGTGCCCACCAGCCGCCTGACCGAGTTGGTCGGACCGTCCAACGGCAATCCGGGTCCGTACATCTGGCCCCAGACCGCGGGCGAATCGACGCCGTTCTCGCAGACCATCGTCGACGTGATGGTCTACAACAACTCGACCCAATCGGCCGTCTTCACGCTGCTGGCCGTGATGGCGTAACGCCAGGGGCCAGGAACCGGGGACCCGGGAAACGAAACCTTTTGCAAAGCGGGAGAAACGATACGTGATCACGATGACCGACGAAAAGGGGCGGCAGTGGGCCGTCCCCATCAACGTGCTGACCATCGGCCGGGTCCGCGACGAGCTGAAGCTGAACCTGTTGGAAGTTTTGCTGGAGGATAGCAAGCTCGTGGAAACGCTCTTGGGCGATGTGGTGGACCTGGCCCGCGTGCTCTGGCTTCTCTGCAAGGATCAGGCGGACGTCAACACCAGCCAGGAAGACTTCTACGCCTCGCTCAGCCGCGACGCCCTGGAAGACGGCCTGCGGGGGATTCTGGAAGGTGTGGTAAATTTTTCCCCCAGGCCGCTGCGTCCGGCCTACCAGAAGGTGCTGGAGAAGATGCTGGCCTTCCGGGCGGCGGAGGAGAAGCGGATCAAGCGGGCGATCGACTCGCCGGAGTTCGATCAGAGACTCGACAAGGAGATCGCCAAAGGCTTTGGCCCCCGCCCGACGGCCGCAAGTGGGCGGAGGAAACGTACTGGCGATGCTTCGAACTGGCCGGCGTCGCCGGCATCGACCTCGCCGAGCCCGCCGCCGCCGCCAGGCACAGCCTCCGCAGCCTGACGCCCCTGGCCCGCGCGGCGTGGACCTCGACGGCCTGGCTGTGCGCGGCCGTGGCCAACGTGTTTTGCATGGACCGAAAGAACCTGCGGCAGCCGGCCGACTTCGACCCCTTCGGCCTGTTGGGCGACGGCGTGGAAAGGCCGGGGGAAAAGGTGTTGCCTTACGATCCGGTCCGCGAAGAGGAGATGGCCCGCGGCATTTTCAGACCCGTGTAAGAGACTCACGCAAAGGCGCAGAGGCGCGAAGGAGGAAGAATAGGAGCCGGACTTAAATGGCCTGGGTTGGCGCGGGCTGACTGCCCGCGAATTCCCCTCCCTCTTTCTTTGCGCGGTTTGCGCCTTTGCGTGAGACCCGTTTGGTGCGACTATGGGTTCTACCTCTGACATCCTTGCCGGCCGGGCGGCCGTCGAGCTGTACCTGAACAAGTCCCTCTTGACGAAGGGTCTCAAGACGGTCTCGGCGGAATTCCGCGCGTTCGGAGCCGGTTTATCCAGCATTGGAAAAACGTTCATGGCGTTGGGGGCGGGGATCACCGCGCCGCTGTTGCTGGCGGCCCACTCCTGGGCGAGTTCCGGGGCGGAGCTGGCGAGGATGAGCCAGCGCACGGGGATGGCAGTCGAATCGCTCTCGGCCCTGAAATTCGCGGCCGAGCAGACGGGCACCGGCTTCGACCAGGTGGAAGCGGGTGTGAAGCGGATGCAGCGCTCGATCATCGAGGCGGCCAAGGGCAGCGACAAGGGTCTTCCTTTTTTGCGCGGCCTGGCGACGCTGGACGCCGACAAGCAGCTTGCCGCGATCGCCGACAAACTGGCGGGCATTGCCAATCCGGCGGAGAAGGCGGCCGTGGCGATGCAGATCTTCGGCCGCGGCGGCACCGCCATGTTGCCCATGCTTTCGCGAGGGGCCGCCGGCCTGGCCGAGTGGCGCAAGGAGGCAGAGGACGCCGGCCAGATTCGCAGCAAGGAGCAGGTCCAGGCGGCCTTGCAACTGTCGATCGCCTGGACGCGCGTGACGGGCTCGCTGATGAGCATGAAGAACACGATCGCCGCGGCCATCGCCCCGCTGCTGACGCGGTTCTTGACCGGGATGCGGCAGAATGTGCTTACGGCCCGCGATTGGATGAAGTTGCACGGTCCGCTGCTGGTGAACATTTTCAAGATCGGCGCGGCGGCCACGGTTGCCGGCGCCGCGCTCTATGCCCTGGGAAAGATGGTCGGCGGCATCGGCACGCTCTTCGGCCTGGGGGCGAAGGCGATCATGGGACTCGGTCACGCCGTCACGCTCATGCTGATGCCGATCAAGCTCGCGGGCGGTGTGTTTGCGTCACTGCTCTCCGGCGTCTTCTCCCTTATGCAGACCGTCGTTACGGCGGCGGCGGAAGCGATCGGCGGCGTCTTCAGCGCGGCGCTTTGGGGGGCCAAAACCGCGGCCGGGGCCGCCACGGCGGGGATCGAATTGTTTGCCTCGGCGGCGATCGGACTCGTCAAAGGCGGTTTCACCGCGGTCCAGGTCGGCGCCTCGTTGGCCGCCGCTGGCTTCGAGCTTTTCCGCGGCGCCGTGGCACTGACGGCCAAGGGTCTTTCCCTCGCCGGCGACGTGCTCACTGCCGTGGGATCTGCCATCGCCGCCGGGGCCCGATCCATCAGCGAGTTTTTCGCGATCATAACGGATGGCATCGGTGTCATCGGCCTGTTGGTGCGATGCTGGGAAGATCTTCTGGAGACGACGCCCAAAGTAGCCGCAGCACTCGTGAGCGGGGTGGTGGACGGCTTCAAAATGTTTGTCACCACCTGTGCCACAGCCGTCACCGCGATCAGAATGACGGTCGATGAAATGGGCGCGCTGGCCACGATCATGTACACGGTCAGCGAGGTTGCCGGCGTGGCCGGCGACGCCGTTAAGGCCGCGGCTGCCGCGGCTCTGTCGGCAGCCAATCTGGGCGTGATTTTCACGTCGCTCGGCGCCGCGCTGGCGGCGGCCTTGCCCGCATTGGTACTGATCCTTCCCGCCATTTTGCTCATCCGCTCGGCCCTGGGAGCGGCGGTGAACGGGCTGCATTCGGCGGCTGTTGCCGCTGGCGCGGCGGCCAAGGCCGGCTTCTCCACGGCCGCCGCCGCCGCCAAACGGGCCTATGGCGACATCGTCTCCAGCGTCCGCGCCGCAACGCCCGCGATCAGCGGCGGCATGCAGTCTTGGGAGCAGAGCCTGAAGTCCTTTGCCCTCAGCGTCGGCAGCGTCACCCGCCAGGTGTTTGCGAAGCTCTGGGGCGACGTGAAGGCCGGCTTTGCCCACCTGGTGGCCGACGTGGGCGGCTCCTGGGATCTTTTGCAAGCGCTCTTGAGCGGCGGCAAATTCGGCGAGGCCTTCGCCTTGGGCCTGGCGGTGATGAAGGTCGAATGGGTCCGCTTCAAAAACTACCTCTTAGATAGCTGGCAGACGCTTAAGCCGGGATTCGACGCGATGGTGACCAACGTGGCCGCGGGCATCGGCATGGCGGCCGCCACGCTGGCGGACATTTTCGCCGGCCTGAAAATCGCTTGGGGCGACGTGTTCGACGCGGCCCTGGGAGGCCTGCGCAAGTTTCTCGATTTGCTGGACAGTGCGATCGCCACACTCAAGGAGTGGGGCGCCAAGGTCCAGGCCGCCACGGGCAACGATCCCGTCGCAGCCTTTGAGGAAGCGCAACGTCTACGGGCGCAGATCGCGAAGAATCGCAAGGAGGGCCACAAGGGCAGCATCGAAGGGATGCAGTACGTCGACAACGAGGAGCTTGAGGAGCGGGCCCAAGCGCAGCTTGCCATCTACAACGCGAACAAGTGGACTTCCGGCGCCAGCGCCCCCCTGTCGTCAATGCTTCCCGGCGCCCGCACGCCCGCGCAGAAAGCGGCCGATGACAAGGCGGCCCGCGATGCGGCGAAGACAGCCGGCGATCAGGCCAAGGGGATCGCGGCGTCGATCGGCAATGCGATCAAATCGGGCACCGTTTTGCCCGGCGGCGATCCGGCCGAACTTGCCCGGGCGCAAGCCGAGCAGAAGGACGCGCAGAAGGCGGCGGCGGCGGCCGCGGCGGATATTGCTCGCAAGCAGAAAGAGCAGCGCGATAAGATGCTCGCCGGCGCCGGCGGGCCCGAAGGTCTGGGCCTCGCCATGACGCTGGGCTCCAACGCCTCCCGCGGCACCTTCAGCGCCTCGGCCGTGTCCGGCCTGGGCATGGGCGGCGGCCTGCTCTCCGAAACGCGCAAGGTGGCGGCGCATACGGCCAGAACGGCGGAGGCCACGGCGGAAGTCAACCGGGCCGTGTACGCCCTGACCGGCGCGCTGAAGATGGCCAACTGACGAGGCGACAAGTATGACCATGCAGATCACCTGGGGCGGCCGGCCCAACAGTTACCGCACCAAGACCAATCCCCGCGAGGACAGCCAAGGCTACGTCTTGACCGGGGTCTCGACAATGGCCATGGCCAAGGTCTACGCCGGCCTGTATTCGCCCTGGGCGATGCTCACGCCCGACGGCTTCACACTCTATCGCACCAACATCGACGCCACCGAGGCCGGCTTTTTGCTCTGGCACATCGACGTTTCCTATTCGACGTTCCCGCGGAAGGAACCGCAGGCCGGCGACCAGTCCTGGAACTTCGACACCCTCGGCGCCACCAAACACGTCACCCAATCGCTCTCGACGACCTGGTATGGGGCCAACCCCGCCCTGCTGCCCAACGGCGGCGAGAACTATCAGGGCGCGATCGGCGTCAACGAGAATGGCGATGTGGAGGGCGTCGACGTGGTGGATCGGTCCTACAAATGGACCGAAACGTGGAAATTGCCGCTGAGCCAGTTCGGCTGGTCGTATTCTCTCCTCCTCGGCCAGCTCACCGGCACGATTAACCAGGCCAGCTTTCGCGGACTGGCTCCCGACTGCGTGCTCTTTGAGGGCGCGCAAGGCGGCATGTCGCGTCAGGACCCGAGCCTGCTGGACGTGACGTATCATTTCAACTACTCGCCCGAACGCGATGATTTTTCCATCGCCGGTGTCACGGGAATTTCCAAGGTTGGACAAGATTATCTGTGGGTCAGCTACAAGACCAAGATGGGCGCCAACCGCAAGATCAAGGTCCCGGCGCAGGTCAACGTCGAGCGGCTCTTCAACGAGCAAGACTTCTCCCAGTTCGGCATCGGCAGCAGCGGATTGGTCTATGGCCAGGTCGCACAGTTTTGACGAGCACACCGCATGGCGGCTTTCGACAAACTACCGGCCGGCTCCCTGGTGACGGGTATCAGCCTCACAGCCTACAACCGCTTGATGGACATGCTGCGCTGGTGGCAGACCCAGGCCTTTCAAAGCGGCGCCGGCGACGTGATCCGCGGCGCGCAGGACGCCTGCATTTTCGACGTGGTGAACAACTCGGGCTCGGCGCAGCCCTGGGGCGGGATTCTCGGCATCGACTCGCCGGCCATCCTGCCGGCCAACGACGTCGACGGCTTCCGGCAGAAGCCCATTTTCAACGGCGTCACGCCCGCCGTGCCGACCCATATCGGCAAGTGGGTTGTGCTCCTTGACGCCGTGCCCAGCGGCGGCATGTGCCCCTGCGCGGCGGCGGGCGTGGTGCCGGTGCAGGTTTTCGTCAATGCGACCACGGATCAGTATTGCGACGTGTCGGCGGCGCAGACGGCGGGCAGTACTACCGTCTACCTGAGCACGGGGGCGAGCGGGGCGGAAATCCTGTGGCTTGACCCCAGCGCCACAGTGCATGGCATCTATTGGGCCGTCGTGCGGCTGGGCGAAGACCAGCCCTTGATTCCGTTCATGCTTTCCGGCGACGGACCGGAGACGGGAGGAACCGACGCCTATCTTCTCAATCCAGACGGCAGCCCCAATACGAGCGTGCCGATGGTCAAGGTCTATTCATCGCCGCAGTTTTCCGGCTATGGCTGGGGATGCACGCATGGCGGCGGAACGGTCTCCGCGCCCCTGATCGGGCCGGCGTATGGCTTGTTCCGGGCCGGCCCGAACGGACAAAACATTGTGGCGACGATGACCACCCTAGCGCTGGTTGTGGGAACAACCACGGCTGAAGTGGCCCCAATGGGCACCTTCACGCTGAGCAACCCGATTGGCGTCCCTTTCGGTCAACGGCCGACAAACCCAACGCACCTTCCGAATCTTACAGTCGGCAACAACAGCGGCGGCACCATTCCGGCCGGCTCGCAAGTTCTTTGCGGCTTGTGGGATAGTCCGGACTATAGCACGCTGCTTGTCATCCCGACCGGGAGTTGCCACCTGATGTTCGGCGTTGGTCCTGCTTCAACCCAGACGGCAGCCAATGCTACCTTTACGGCTGTTGGTCCGTTCGTCTCTCTCGACGGCAATCCGGTGCCGTCCGGTAGCAGCGTGACCGCGCTCAACTGGCCGTACATTCTGCCTGCTGGAAACCAACCCATCATCCTCACGCTCATCACTTCGGGTACATCGAGCGGCCAGTGGGCGGTGGTGTCGGCACCGCCGCCCGCGCGGAGGATGCTCGTCACGGCGCCTGCCGCGGCGACGGCTGCCGGCGCTGTATTCACGCCCGCTGCCATGTCGGCCGAGGATGAGGGAATCCTGCCGCAATCCATTCCCAACGTCACGAACTGGGAGCATATCCTGCCGCCCAACGTAACCTCGGTCCACGTGGAATGGGCCGACAACACGGGCACTGACTGGATTGTCTGTCGGGCGCCAGAATTCGCCAAGAGAATCATTGGTACTTGTGCTGATGCGGCGGACGCGAACGCGGCCTACACGCTCTCCTCTCTCTCGGCGATGGACGAGGGCGTGCTGCCGGCAGACACCATCCAGGTGCAAAACTACGGCACGTCGATCGACGCCGGCACGAGCAACGTGGTTGTCGAAACGAACGGCCAGTGGGACGCCAGCAACGCCGGCGCGGGACAGTACCGCACCATCGACGCCGATTGCCCCGGCAGCGGGAGCTAAGGCATGTCTCAGCGCAAGTGCTTCTGCTCCTGCAACTGTTGCTCGGCCGGAACAATGCAAAACAACTATTCAGTTCCGCTGTCTGGTTTCACAACCCTGTTTCTCGGTAGCCCATGTACCGATTGCGCCTCGCTAAACAACACGCGCATTGTGCAATGGAGTGGGATGGACAAGGGCATTCAGGGCGGCTGCTGTTGGAAATACATCTTTGATCCGCCAATCTGTGGAGTCGGGCAAGTCCAACTGATCCTGAACTGTGGCGCTGAGTCGGCCGAGTGGCAGCTATACCTCACCGATGCCGATGGCTCCGAAACGCTAGGATATTGGAACGCGGACGTACCTGGGGGACCGACGATTGATTGTTCGCAACCTATAACGCTGACTTTCGGCAGTCAAGCCATGCCAGGCTGCAACGTCAGCTTACCAACGATTGTGGTATCTGCCGCATGATCGACTGTATCGCCGACAGCACCGGCACGCGATGCGTCAACTGCGGCTGGGCGTGGAAACGCGGCGGACCGTTCCCACGGCGCAACTGCAACGTTCAGCCCGACCTCGCCCCGGCGGCCGAGCGCCTGGGCGTCACGCTGGCCAATGCCTACCACTACGCCGGCGCCTTGCTCCGCTGGTCCGCGGCCGGCTTCCCCACGCGCACCCCCGAGGAAGTCGAGACAATCGTGGCCGTCTGCCAGGCCTGCGACCGCTACGCCGGCCAGCGCTGCCGGGAGTGCGGCTGCCGCATCACGGCCAAGGGCCCGGCCATCCGCAACAAGGCGGCCATGGCGACGGAGGCCTGCCCGCTTCAGAAATGGCGATAAATAGATTACGCTTCGAGAAAGGAACCTTCCCATGTTTCGCCCCAATTTTTCGTTGCTAACCTTTGTGTTCCTGGTCGCGGCGATCGCCGCCGGCCCGTCTTCCCCTGGCCCCCATCCGCCGGCCCCCGGCCCCTGTTCCGCATGCCCGGCCGCTGCCGCCTGGTCGGTTTACTTCTCCCCGGCGGGCGGCTGCACGGAGGCCGTCGTCCGCGAGATCGCCGCGGCCAAGAAAACGATCCTGGTGCAGGCCTACAACTTCAGCTCGCCGCCGATCGCCGCGGCGTTGCTGGCGGCCCACCGCCGCGGCGTCGACGTCCAGGTGATCGAAGACAAGCGGGCCAGCGGCGAAAAGAAGTGCCAGGTGCCCGTGCTCCGCAAGGCGGGCATCAAGGTGCTGCTCGATGGCGTCCACCCCATCGCCCACAACAAGGTGATGGTCATCGACGCCGCCACGGTGCTGACCGGGAGCTTCAACTGGAGCACCGAGGCCGAGCGGAACGCGGAGAATCTTTTGGTCATCCGCGACGCGGCCCTGGCCGCCAAGTATGCGGCCAACTGGCAGGCGCACGCCGCGCACTCGAAGTAGGGAATTTAGAGACCAGGGATTTTGCCGCCCTCTCCCCTGCCGCGATCAGGCCGCCTTGCGGCTTGGCGCCTTGGCGGCTTTGCGTGAGATCTTGCGCGTGGCGGCCGCCGGCGGCCGCTTCACGCGCGGCGCTGAGCGCGCCGGGCGGCCAAAGTAGGCGATCGCCAGCATCCCGCTGGCCAGCACGGCGAAGCCGGCGGCCGGGCGGCCGAGCATCACCAGCAGCAGGCCGGCCAGGGCAACCATCGCCCAAAAAATCCAAAGTGCGGTCTCGCTGTTCTCGTTCATGGGGGGAAAAGGGATTTGGGGGATTTAGGGATTTAGAGATTCGGCCCAGGGGCTCTTATCGGCGTGGCCCGGGCTGGGAAACGAGCCGGCCGCGGAAAACGGGGCCCCAGGATTGCGCCTCTTGCGTTTCGAGCCGTCCGTCCGATGCCCGGGGCCTGGCCGCTTGCAACGCGACAGCGTCGAAGCTACGCTATGGAGAGTGCCGCGACTTGCGGACTGTCGATCCGAAGGTTGCGGGTTCGATTCCCGTCGTCCTCGCCTTGTTTTCCCCAGAAACGGGGGGTGGACTAGACGGGCTCTTTTTTGCGCCCCCTCGTCCATCCCCACCCATGGAGGGTGAGACGATGGCAATCGTATGCTATTTCGCGTTCGAGGCGGCGTTCCAATCGGCGGCCATGGCGCAGAGCATCGTGGCAGAGGAATTGGGCGTGGAAGGCGACAGCGCCTTCAGCGCACGCTCCTACCTCGTAGCCCTCGAATTCGCCCGGGAACTGCACGACGAAATCGCAGACGACCTGGAAGATTCGGGGGGAGAAATTTCCGAGAGCAACGTGCTCCGCCTGATGCTGATCGCGGTGGTGCATGGCCAGGAGAAAAGCAGCAATTTAAGACAACGTCTTCGGGCCAACGCTAAGTTCCTGAACGGCGAGGTTTGAAATAGGTGGTTCCACGGGGGCCGGCAGAGAGCTTTCGCCGAGGCTGATTCGCTTCACACGATTGCAAGAACACCTCTGCCGGCCCTCATTTTTGGACGAAGCGAAAAAAATTTCCGGGGGCAAGAACCCCAGCTTTTCTCGGGCCTTTCTTGGCCTGTGGGTCTTCGTCGCCAAAATTCTTGGGCCAGACCGCTTGACACGATTGGGGGCGGCGATCTAAATTGCTCGCGTTCGTGTAATGCGTAGTGTGTATCGAATCAGCCGTCTCTCAGCCATCCCCTAAGGCTCTTGCCCCTGGGTTGACCGAGGTCGGCCTGAACAACCGACCCGGCGTCTGGCCGATTCCGCCGCACACCGGTCAACTCCCGGGGTTTTTTGCGTAGTTTCGAGTCGCGGCGCGGGGGAGAAGGACACGCAACCCGCGCCGCGGCTTGAGACGTTTTTCACGCGGTTGCGTGGAAAGGAGCCGAATCGTGGGGACCCTCGAAGCTCCCCCGTGCCGCTTGCACGGCAGCCTGGAAGCCTACCGCGATCAGTTCGTCCTGGGGCCGCAGGCCCGCACGTCGATCAAGCTGCGGCGGCTCCAGCAGACCACGTTCGAGCAACTGGACCGGCTCTTCGCCAGCGGCCAGACCGCGGCCGAGCGCTCGGCCTCCCGCCGCTACGGCATCGAGTTCCTCTTGGATCGGCTGTTCAAGGCCCTGGAACGATACCGGCGCGATCTGGAGCGGGCCCGCTCCGACGGCACAAGCGACGCGGGCCGTGAGCGGCTCTTGGGGCGAGCGATGGCGCTTTATCGGATTTTTCCCAAGGGCACGATCGAGTTTCCACCGCCGGCCGACGCCGGCGAAAGCGGCGGTGATCGATCGACCAGCGCCGGAAACGCCGGGGACGCCGGCGTGGCCCATGAACTCCATGCAGGAGCCCAGCGATGAGCAGCAGCAACCAGCCGCCGCAGAGAAGCGCCCGGCCCTATTCGGTCAGCGAATTCAAGGAGCAGCGGGCCGAGTTGACCATCGGCCTCATCCCCCTGGTCGCCCACATGCGGCACCGCGGGCGGATCGCGGCCGACGCGCTGCGGGCGGTGGATCACGCGAAGGCGCAAAGGCGCTGAGAAAGGCACCACGGAGACACCGAGGGCACGGAGACAAGGGCTCACGCGAAGGCGCAAAGGCGCTAAGAAAGGAAACAAAAAGGGCGGCGGCCCGGTGACACCGTTTTCAAGCTGGAGACGCGCGAGGGATGGAAATCTCGCGGCGGGCCGCCGCCCCGAAAACAAAGGAACAACGCCATGGATTCTACCGCGAAAAACGGCCGCGTCAAGGCGGAAGCGCCCGTCCGGCGCCGTGTCTACCAATACTCGCGCCGCCGTGTCTACCAATACTCGCGCCTGCTCACGCTCAGCGTCGGCCGCGACCTCGACCACCGCTTCCATTGCTGGTTAAGCGAGTACGGCCGCTACGATCGGCTCTTTTTCAGCGAGGCCCTGCCGCCAAGAAAGACCTTCGCCGAGGCGGAGGCCGACCTGGAACGCTTCGCCCGCGCCAAGGGCCTGGTGCAGATCGCCGATGAGCAGGTGTGCCGCGTCTGCGGCTGCACGCATGAATCGGCCTTCTGCGAGGAGACCGGCGAGCCGTGCCACTGGATCGAGGAGGACCTGTGCAGCGCGTGCGTGGGCAAAGCGGAAGATTCACCACGGAGCCACGGAGAGCACGGAGGGGGAAAGGGCCATGGGTGAGCATACGGGCATCGCCTGGTGCGACGCGACGTTCAATCCCTGGTGGGGCTTGTGGGGACCGCAAGGCCCGCGGCGGTTCTTTGACGATGAGCATTGGCGCGAGCCACTGCGATGGAACATCTCGTCGCGCAAGCTGGGTCAACGCCGGCGGGTTTTTTGCGGCTCGATGTGCGATGTCTTTGAGGATCGCGAGGACGTGGCCGAGCCGCGCTCCCGCCTGGCGTCGCTCGTCGACCAGACGCCCTTTCTCGACTGGCTGCTCCTGACGAAGCGCCCCGAGAACGTGATGCGGCTCTGGGACCGGGCCGCCACGGACTGGGGCGAGCCGGGCAGCCTGGCTCTGCCGCTGCGGAATATCTGGATGGGCATCACCGGGGAGGAGCAGCGGTTTCTCGACGAGCGGCATGGCCACCTGGCCGGAATCGCGGCGCTGAAAAGCTTCTGGTCGCTGGAACCGCTCTTGGGGCCGATCGACTGCGAGCGGGCCTGGCGCAATTCGAGGATTCCCGACTGGCTGATCATCGGCTGTGAAAGGTTACCGGGCAACGGCGCCGGGCGGAGGTGCGCGTTTTGGTGGGTCAGAGACCTCGTCGCTCAGGCGCGGGCCGCCGGCGTACCTGTCTTCGTCAAGCAGTTGGCGATCGAGGGCCGCGTGTCGGCCGATCCGGACGACTGGCCGGAGGACCTGCGGATTCAGGAGTTTCCCCTTTGCGCCTCTGCGCCTTTGCGTGAGACCCCTGTTCCGCCGGAGGCGTCGGCATGATGGGCGAGAGGAGGGGATTTAGGGGAGAGGGATTTGGGGATTTTGGCAGCGTCGAGCTTCGGACTATATGTCCGAAGCTCGGCGGTACCCGCCCGCTTGCAATATGGAAGAGGGGCCCGCGGCGGAGGGCGGAAGGCACAGGGTCGTCCCCCCGACGATCCGACGATTGCCGACGCCTTCCGCCTTCCGCCGCCGGCCCGTTTGCAAAGGCGGACGGCGGAGGGCGGAAGGGGGAAGGAAACGACCAGGCCAGAGAAGAGGCGGGCCTCTCCGGACTTCCCCCTTCCGCCTTCCGCCGTCCCCCTTATTTCCGATCTCCGCTCCGCCGCTCGGCGGCAACGTGGCATGTGGTTGTCTCTCCTTACCACGGGACATGGTGCGGCGTCGTCGAGCGGCGCAGCGGGGATCGGGGGGCGGCGCGGAGGGCGGATCGTGGAGGGCGGCCGGGAGAGTCGCCGCGGGACAGCCGGGCCATCACCTGCCCGGTCCTGCGGATGGTACGAAAACCGGCCGCCTTCCACCGTCGGCCCTCGCGTGGGCGCCCTGGTGGGGTTTGAACGACTGCACATCGTGAAAACTGCTTTTTGCAAAATGGAAGACGGAAGGGAGGCGCGTGGAAGTTCGGGCGACGTGCCCGGGCCGCGTCTCTCGCGGGTGGCGTGACGGTGGGAGCGGGGCGCCCACGCGCGGGCTGAGCCGACAGGGATTTGGAGAGCAGGGATTTAGGGACCGGGGATTTAGGGATTTGGCGTCTCGAAATCCCGTAATCCCAAAATCCCTCGTCTAACTACACTGGAGCAATAGCGGTGGATTGCCCTTCGGCACGGACGAGCTTCACACTACGCAACGGCACTTGGGCCGGGGCCGTCCGCCATCACGTAAGGACTCTGCACCATGCACGACCTGTTCTTGCCCGCTCGAAATCCCCAAATCCCCAAATCCCTGCCGTCCCCCATCACCACTCCCGCCTCGGCCTGGCCCGACGCCGGCGAGATGCTTTTCAGCGAGGCGGTGGAGGCCTGGTTTGCAAGCCGATCGCACCTCAGTCAGAAGACGCTCGATGGAAATCGCTCCGTGGCCTGGTCCATATTCCGCTTCGTGCGGGCGAACCTCTCGCTCTACGCGCTGCGCAAGCTGCATCCCACGCTGGCCGCCGAGTGGTTGCAATGGCTACAGGCCAATCCGCCCACACAGGCCAAGGCCTGGTCGTTGCCCAGGGACTTTTCGCGGGAGAGCGTGGCGCTGTTCCTCCAGGACTGCGACGCGACGCCGGAGATGGCGGGCAAGACGCGGCGGCGGAAATCGACCGTGAATCGCTTTTGGCGGGATGGCGGCAGCCAGCTCTGCAAGTGGCTGGGGCAGACGGCCCGACCCACGAAAAAGGACCTGCCGCGGCCGCGGCGGACGCAGCCCTTGGTGCCCACGCTGGAGGAAATCGCCGCCCGCTGGCGGGACATCCTCATCGGCGGCCAAGGCGAGGCCACCGCCAGCCAGCGCCGCCGCGTGGTGCTCACGCAGGGCTTTTTATTGCTCACCGGCCTGCGCAAGCAGGAGGGCCTCTTGGTCGAACAGCGGGGCCTGCAGGACTCGTTCCTCCTGGTGCCCGGCGAGATTACCAAGCCGCGGGTTCCCAAGATGATTTGCATCAATGGGCAGGCCTTGGGCGTAGCCGCCGCGCTCCGCGGGCAGTTGACCTTCGGATTCGCGGAAGGAAAACGGCATCGGCTGTTGGGCTGGCCCTACACGCCGGGCCACTGGGACCACCTGGTGGCCAAGTGCGGACCGGCGGCCTGGAAGAATCAGCAGCAGTCCTTGCGCCAGCGCTGCGCGACCTGGGTGCGCGCCCGCGATCCGGACGCCGAGCGGGTGCAGCTTGGCCACGGCGGCGGCGACGTGGTGCAGATTCACTACCTGGACAAGCTGCGGGAACTGCCGGCTCTGATGAATCAATTCGTCTTGCCGGACCTCGACGTACCCGGCTTCGCCTGGCCGGCGCCGATCCAGGCCAGCCACGCCGTGCCCAGGGAGCTTTATGCCGAGTTCGACGAGCTCATGGACGCCTGCGAGCCGGCGGCGGCCTGAAACATGAATACACTCACGCGGAGTCGTGGAGGGCTGCTGGACGCATCCAACGCGGACAAGGAAAACAGCCTTGTGTTTCCGCGGCTCCGCGTGAGACTTTTTTCTCTCGTGGAGGCGGGCGCAAGATGGCGATCGGACCCTTTGCGTCTTTGCGCCTTTGCGTGAGCCTTTTTTCGACCTGGTGTTCTTGAAACGAAGGAGCAAGCGATGCTGATCCTGGTACGGAAGGAAAATGAAAAGGTGCTGATGCCCGCGCTGGGCATCACGATCACCGTCTGCCGCCTCAAGGGCGACAAGGTATGCCTGGGCATCGACGCCCCGCGGGAGGTCGAGATTCAGCGCGAAGAGGTCCTGCAACGGATTCTCTTGGGCCAGATTCTCCAAGCGCCGCCGGCGATCGCCGCGGACCTGGTGCTACCGCCGGAACCGGCGGGGAGGGTTTTGGCATCATGACGACCGAAACGCTTTTGCGCCTCGGGCCGCACGATTGGGTCAATCCGGCGGATATCGCCGCCGTGCGGTGGTTCAGCAGCCCGGTCACGGAGCATTGGGAGCTGCGCATCTGGCACCCGGCTGCCTGGCCGGCGATGTATTTCGTCGTCGCCCGGGACTGCGAATTGGACGTGGTGAAGGCCCTGGGCATCGAGCCGCGGCCGCCGATCGAGCGCGCGGAAGCGGCGGAGAAAGTCGATTAGGCGCGGCGGCGCGGCCGCGCGGAAGACAACGAACGAAGGGATTCAACCATGGAAAAGGAGCGGCCCTACCCCGTCGCCGAACTGCTGGCGATCGCCGAGGGAGAGCACGCCGAGCGCGTGGCGACGCTGGAAAACCTCCGCAACGTGACCGAGGTGCGGAAGAGCTACACCGCGGTGCTCCTCTGGCTGCACGGCCGCGGGGCGATCTCGCGCGACGTGGCGGCCGACTGGCGGGAGATCGGCGCCTCCTCCGCGGTGCGGCTGGGACAGCGGACGGTGCAGGAGGCGGTCAAGTTCTGGCGCCGCCTGGGCATCTTGAAAACGACCGCGCGGTATGATAACAACGGATCGTTGATCGCTCCGCTCGCACGACTGGACTGGGGGGCCGTCCTCGCGGTCGTGACGGGCCGGCCGAATGCCGCCGTGCACGAGGCCCCCAGGGCGGAGCGGGTGGCCGAGGCGGAGGGCCGGCATTTCCTTGCCGGCCCTCCGCATTCTGACCCTTCTCCGGAGAACCCTGGGGCAGAGTCCATTGCCCGCGGAGAGCAGTTTACCGCAGCCACGCAAAGCGCCCAAGGGCAAGCCGGAAAGGCCCTCTCCACTTCCGGGGGTCCTAGCGCACGGAGGCATACCGACAACGGGGGTCCTAGCGCACCGTGCGCTACCCCTAGCGCACCGTGCGCTACCCCTAGCGCACGGTGCGCTAGGGTCCTTACCGCCGACGGGGGTCCTAGCGCACGCGAGCCGCTTCGCCATGGAGCGTACGCGCGGCGTGACTGGCAACGCGTGCACGCCTGCGCGCACGGTCTTTCCGTCTCCGTATCCGATTCCGTCGTCGACGACGGAGGCGTGCGCCGCGAGGCGCCGCCGGCCGCGGTGCGGGCGCTGATCGGCGAGGCGGCGGCCTTGCTCGGCATCAATCCGCCGGGCGAAAAAATGCACCGGCTGCTCTCGGCCGCCGCCCTGGCTGCGCTCTGGTTTTGGGGCCGCGATTGGTTGCTCATCTCGGCGCGAATCATGGGCGAGGACATGAAGGCCGGCAGGGTGAGGAGGCCCACGGGCCTGCTGCCCTGCATCCTGGCCCAGCAGGCCGTGGCCGTAGGCGGCATGCAAACCATCGATGATCCGGGCGTCCGCCTCTCGCGCTACAACGCGATCATGAGTCCCATCGAGCGCTTCGCCGCGCGCAGATACCCGCCGCCGGCGGCGCCGCCGCAGCAGCCGCCCGCGGCCGCCGCGGCGCGATCGCGCTACGAGGTCTCCGCGGACGAGCGGGCGGCGCGACAGCGCGAAGAGCGGGGAATGATCGCCGCGGCGCGCAATGCGCTCAAGGCCGCGCCCTCCCCTGCCCCGGGGCAGGGCGAAAGCGGGGACCAAGAAAAACCCCTAGAATTCGCGGGGGAAATGCAGAAGGGGGGCGCGGAACGACAAGGCGAAAGCGAGCAGGGGGAGGGGGATTTCGGGACGGGAGACGGGGAAACGACCGATCCCCAAATCCCTAAATCCCCCGTCTCTAAATCCCTCGTTTCCGCCGCCGCGCGGCCGCCGTAACGTGCGAACTTGTGTCCCGAGCCGCCTGCTCGTCGCAAGGCGGCTCCGGCCGGACCGGCGCTTTGGCACAGTTCACTTGGCAGAGGACGGGCCGGCGCCGGCCCCGGCCGGGTTTTTCAAATTCCCGTGGCGATTCGAGGAGGGAGGAAGGAAAAGTGGTTACGACAACGAAACGAAGACGCTCTCACGCCAAGGCGCCAAGGCGCAAAGCCAACCAGACGGCGCCGGACAGCAAGACGAAAGCACCGGCGGCGGATAAAAACCGCTTCGAGCACGATCTCTGGGGGCTCATCGACGGCGCGGAAAAATGGCTGCGGCGGCACCGCGTCCCGCAACGAGACTTCGGCCTCTGGACGATGCTGCTGCCGGACGAGGAGTGGCACGTGTCCATCTCGCTGAAGGCGTGGACCGCGAAAGTCGATCGTTGGCTGGAGGCCTGGCGGAAGGCCGGCTGGCAGCGGGCCCCGGCTGGTCGGGAATACCAGGTCTTCAAGACCGTCGGCGACGTGCCGATGGGCATCCAGTTCGCCGACCTGGGCAGCGGCGTCTACGCGGTGAGAAAGGGCGACCCGGAGTTTTTCAGCGACACGGGTTACATGTCGCTGAGTCAGATCGGTTCCCGGACGACGCCCGCGGCGGCGGAAAAACTGCTGCTCAAAGAACTCGAGAAATTCCGCCAAAAACGGGCTAAGGTGGAACTGAAGCGCTTGGGCGGTAAGCGCCATCCTCCCCGCGCCTCTGCGCCTTTGCGTGAGACTCCTTCGGTCAAACCTGGTGCCCCCGGCGGAAACGGCGAGGCCGCCGGCACGGCCATGGTGCTGCGCCAGGACGGCCCGGACCTGCCGGCGATCGTCTCGCTGGAGGAGGCCGAAACGCTCAAGGAGTGCGAAGAGACGATCCGCCAAAACCTCCATGGCTTTATCGAGGTCGGCCAGGCCCTGGGGCGGATCCAGCAGGAGCGGCTCTATCGGGGCAAGTACAAGACGTTCGAGGAGTATTGCCGCACGGAGTGGGATTTCGCCCGCGCCTACGCCTACCGCCTGGTGAGCGCGGCCAGCGTGGTCAAGCGGCTGGAAGTGTCACCAATTGGCGACGGCGGCAAAAGTGGGACGAAGCGCTCCGACCTCCCGGACGGCCATATCGTGCTGCCGGCGACCGAGTCGCAGGTGCGGCCCCTGACGCGGCTGACCGACCCCAAGCAGCAGATCGCCGCCTGGAAAAAGGTCCTCAAGGCGGCGCCCCGCGGGGCCGACAACGTGCCGCGGGTGACGGCCGAGATCGTGGAACGGGTGGTGGCCGAGACGATCGGAGAGCCGACGAAGAGGCCGGCGGCAAACGGGCACGCGGCGATGGAAGAACCTCGCGCGAAGCCGCAAAGCCGCGAAGGAAAAGAGATTCACCACGGAGACACGGAGCGCACGGAGAGGGATCATGGGCTGCCGCTCTGGAAGCTCGAGGCCGCTACGCTCTTGGCCCTCGACCGCGAGTTGGAAGAGACGGTCAAAACCTATTCGCTCGACGAGCTGGACGAATTGCTTCTTTTGCTCCGCGACCTGGCCGGCCGCGTGGTGGCATTGCACGCGAAGTGGCGGCAAGGAGGGGCCCGCCGCCAATCCCCAATCCCCAATCCCTCGGTCCGATGAGCTATCCCGGCGGCAAGGCGATGGAAGGCACCTACCAGCGGATCATCAACCTGATCCCGCCCCACGACGTCTTCGTCGAACCCTTCGCCGGCTCCGCGGCCATCGCCCGCCTCAAGCGGCCGGCCAGGCGCACGATCCTCATCGATCTCGACCCGCGCGCCACCGACGCTTTACGCGCTGTCGGCAGCCGCTTGCCGGCAACCACCGGCAGAAACGGCGATCGGGTACCGGCGCAAACGCCGGCGTCGGACCGAGCCTTGCCGCGGCTACCGACGAATACGCAGGTGGTGGAAGCGGACGGCATCGCCTGGCTCGAATACCAGCCCGACCGCGTCATGTCGAGTTGGTTCGTTTACGCCGATCCGCCCTACCTGCCCGAAACATGCAAGAGTCGCTGCCCCTACCGATTCGGCATGGGAACGAAAGAGCACCTGCGGCTCCTGGAGGTTCTCAAAGAGCTTCCCTGCCCGGTGATGATCTCGGGCCGCTGGTCGCGACTCTATGCCGAGCAGCTCGGCGGCTGGGCATCGCACACCTGGTACGCCATGAACCGCGGCGGCTCGACGGGCGAAGAGACGATCTGGATGAACTATGCCGAGCCGACGGCCCTGCACGATTACCGCTACCTGGGACGCGACTATCGCCAGCGGGAAAACCTGGCCCGCCGCCGGCGGCGCTGGGTGGCCAGGCTCCAGCGCATGGACACGCTCCAGCGGCAAATGCTCTTGATGGCCATGCAGGAAGTTTTGCTCGGTCCGCCCCCGGCGGATCCGGCGGTGGAGGCCCATAGCGGCGGAAACGGCGATGGTCGATCGAGCAACGGCCGAAGCGGCGGTGATGGCCACCATCGGTCGACCAGCGGCGGAAATGGCGAGGGCGGCCGGGCCGGGAAGAAAAAAGCCCCTCGGCCGAGACCGGCGAAAACGGCGGTAGCCGCGGCAAGGCGGGGGAAACCATGAAGCTGCTTCTCCCCTGGAGATGGCTCATCTCGGCCTGGATCGCCTGGCGGACCCGGCGGGCCTTCAGGCGGGCGCTGCGCGACAAGGGCTTTTCTTGATCCGCCGGAAAAAGGACTCACGCCAAGGCGCTAAGGCGCAAAGGAGGGAACGGGGATGGTCAGCGACGATTACATTCGGGGCCTGGCGGCGCGGCTCGATCCGGCGGCACAAGCCGAGTTCGGCGAGATCGAACGATTGATCCTCAAGCGGTCCATGATCGCCTGCGGCATGGAAGAATATCCGCCGGTCCGGGGAGATTCAACCGGCGCACGCGCTAGCGGCGACATGGTCTGCAAAATCTGCCTCCAGACCTATGCCGCGCATCCCATGGACTGGCGGGTGATCGGCTATGGCGACGTGCCCTTCCTAAACGTGCTCTGCAACGGGTCCCGGGTTAAGTTGTAGCCCGCTTCCTTTGCGCCTCTGCGCCTTTGCGTGAGATCTGTTCGTCGGCGGGTGCGCGCACGGCTCGGGACCAAAAAAGGTGCAATAGACCTTTTTTCCCCAAGTGCTCAGGCGGCCCGCCCTTGCGCGCCCACTAGCCGCAGCTTCTCCTGGCAGCACTGCGAGATGAACGCCAGGTCGTCGATCGACAGGTCGGCCAGGCGGCGGAGGATCAAGAGCCGCGCCGGCTTGCTGCGGCTGGGCGGGGCCACGCGGGCCGGACGCAGCTCCAAAACCTTCAGGCGGACGGCCGCGGCCGTGGGCTTCTCGGCGAGGATCCACGCCCAGAGGGCCCTCGATTGCGCCGAGAGGGCCGCGCGGATCGCCCATTGGCCGGTCCGCGGCTGACGCTTGATCAGCGGCAGCAGGGCCCGCAGCGTGCTTACGGGGAGCGTCTTGGCGGGCTTCGAACCGAAGAGGTGGACCACCCAGTACAGCGCGATGATCCGGTTCACCCGCAAGGCCTCGCCGCGCAGCCCCTCGGCCTTCAGCCGCTCGACGATGTGGCGGATGGCGGCCGGGCGGGCGACGGCGTGGCGGGCCTGCTCGGCAACCCATTGATCGGCCCAATAGCCCAGGTGCACGACGCGGGCGGTAGTCGCCTGATCGGCGGCGAGCCAGGCAGCCACCAGCCGCCCGAGCGTGACCCGGGGAGCCGCCGCCGGCGGCGGCGCGGGCCCGGCCGCGGCGGGAAGGGAGGCCGCCGCGACCGGACCGGGAGGATGTTTTGCTTCGGTCGCGGGTTGGTCGACGGACTCTTGCCGGGAGGGGGCCGGCGCGAGGTCCGCCGACGGTGCTTTTGCAGGGGATGCGGCCGGCTGCGTCCCGTGGAGAACCCGGCCGATTATCCCCCCGAGCGAAAACGCTTGATCCTGTGCGTCCACGTCCCTTTTCCCTCCAAGCAAGAGCCACAGACCCAAACCCACGTAAGAAAGGTTTCGGCAGGTCCGGGGACTCCAGTTTTGCCGGATGGGGCGCCGGCCGCTTTTCGCGCACCACCGGAACTTGACTTTTTCCCCCGCACGGGTCCTAAGCGTGAGCTAAACTTTTCGGACTAGGAAAGCCCTGCCTCCCCTTCCGCCTCTGCGGCCCACCCTATGTAGATCGTTTCCCCATCTCGCCGCGCGGCGTGAAGCCTGGGTCTATAGGTCCCGGGCACAATTCGCGCGGCCGCGGCACCCGTGAGCTTTGCTCCAATGGCCCGCGGCCGCGCGATCTCTTTGCAAAGGGGGAAGGCGGAGGGCGGACGGGGGAAAAAAATGGAAAGAAGCCCCGTGACCAAATTCCAGGCCGCCAAGGCCGCCCAGCGTCTGAAGGTGATCGAGGCCAAATGCAAGGATCTGTACGAGGAACGGGACTCGATCGAGTCCCGCCTCATCGACGCGGTGCGGGCCAGCCGCAACGAATCGATCGCCCTGCCCGACGGCGCCACCATCACCCTGAAGGACAATTTTCAGGACCGCGAGGGAAACCCGCGGAACGTGGCGTTTAAGACAGCCGCGGTGAAACGCTTTGAAATCCAAGTGAAGTAGGCGAGAAATCAAATTCCCCGCCGCTCTCCGGCAGCTCGACGGCCCGCAGTGAAGAGGCGTTGACGGGCGAGCGGACGGGGAACAGAGAATCGCCAGACGCATGACCTCCGCAATTCTTCCCGCCGCAGCCTCCTGCCCGATTCCTGACTCGCGGCCGCCGCGCGCCGGCAGCCGCAGCGTCCGCTTCGCCCAGGCCCGGTGCGAGATCCGCGACGGAGACGTCCTGCTCTGGCGGCCCACCTCGCTCTGCGGTCGGGCCATCGCCGCCGCGACCGGCTCGATCTACTCGCACGCCTCGCTTGCGGCCTGGTTCTGCGATTCGCTGGCCAATCTGGAAATGGTCCAATGGGCCGGCGGCCGGGCCGCCAATCTGGAAAAGCAAGTGCAGCGCTGGCCGGGCTGCTGCGACGTCTACCGCGTGCCGGTGATCCCCGAGCCGCGCTGGGTCGTCAGGCAGATGTTCCGCCTGGTGCAGCAGGACTACGGCTGGCAGGACTTTTTGTACATCGTCGGTAGCCGCTATTTGCGGTTGCCCCTCTTGGCCGTGGAAAACACCCGCGATCCGGAGCAGCCGCGGGTGTGTAGCGCGGCGGTGGCCTGGGCGATCCGTACCGGCGCGGGCCTGCGGGTCGATCCGCGGCGCAACGACGCCCAGATCGTCCCCGGCGACCTGGCCGACGAGGATTTTTCCCGTTACGTGCTGACACTGATTCCATGAGAACCGAACAGGTCTCACGCAAAGGCGCAAAGGCGCAAAGAGGAAACGACATGAACCGCCGTCTTTCCTTGGCGCCTCTGCGCCTTTGCGTGAGAATCTTTCCGCTCGCATTCGTTGCCTGACGTTATCCCAGAAACCGGCGCCTTGGGCGCCGAGAAAAGGAAGAGCCATGAACCGCGTTTTCGTGCTGAAGAACTGCCTGCAAGCCGCCACCGCCCTCCGCCAGACCCTGAGCCCGGCGGGCATCCGCCGCGCCTACCGCGTGGTGGGCGATCTGCACGCCCAGACGATCGAAGAGGCCGGCTCCAACGCGGCCGTGCTCGCCGTGCTGACGACGGCCAGCGACGAGGAGAAGGCGCAGGCCGCGAGCGAACTGGGCTGGACGCCCAACCCGCAGAACGTGCAACTGCTCTTGCAGATCGCCGAGCAGATGATGGTCATGATGGCCGCCAGCAAGGGCGTCCCGGCCTGATCAGAGCAGGGATTGGGAGAGCTGGGAATTTCGGGATTTCGAGAACGCCCGAACTCCGTACCCCTAAATCCCTAAATCCCTGACCCCTAAATCCGTCTCTCTGGAGCAAAGCGATGTCCATCGTCACGCTGCATACCGGCCGCCGCGTCGCCACGGGCCTGGTGCGCTCAAGCCGCGCGGCGCTTTCTGCCGCCTGGAATCCGTTCGGACACGGCAGCCGCGTGAAGGCGTTGCCGGCGGCGCCGGCGACGATCATCAACTCGGCCGGCGTCGTCCTGGACCCGTACGGCAACAGCGACATTCCCGACCCGCGGGACACGAGCTACCCGGGCGATCCTGTGGGCAATTGCACCTGCGCCGCGATAGCCACGATCCTGGTGGCGCTCTCGCAGGTGACCGGGCTGGCCGGCGGCCAGTTGAATCTACTGGCCTCGATGGTCGTCCAGTGGTGGCAAACCAACAATCCCCAATGCGACATCCTCCACGCGCTGGAGATGCTGCAAACGGTGCCCATGGTGGACGCCAAGGGAAACCCCTACACCATCGGCGCGAGCGGCGTCATCGACTGGAGCAACTACGAGGTCGTGCAGCAATCTCTGAACCTGTTCAAGGCCATCGACAACGGCCTGGATTCCAGCCCGCTGCAGGCGGCCGTGGGCAACTCGGACGGTTTTATCGTCGCGGGCGTCACGAAGCCCCTGAGCAATTACGATCACTCGACGCCCACCCTCGACGTCGGCGAGGCCGGGGCGATCGCCGACGCCTGGAAGGTCGCGCTGGACACGAACAAGATCAACGCCACCGAGCCGGTCATCGGCATGGCCACCTGGGGAGTGAAGGGCATCGTCGAATTCGAGAGCTATGTGAATATGAACGGGGAGGCCCATGTGATCCTCACCAGCACGGCCCGCGGCGATTCGGCCGCGTGGAACCCCGTGGCGGAGAGCGATTTTACCGATCTGACGGGCGAGCCGCCGTCGGCCGACGAGCCCACGCCGGCCCAAAAGCTGCCGACGCAGCGGGCCATCGAGGTGGCGCGGCGGGCCGCGCGGCACTACCGCCGCGATCCGGCCCACGTCCTGCAAGTGCTCGAGCGGCTGGAAAGCGCGTTTCCCGAGTAAGACGGAAGCCAGACGGCCATGGACCCACACCGATCACCACGGAGACACGGAGAGGGACGGCCTAGAACCAATCCCCAATCCCCAATCCCTAATCCCTTTGTTGAACAACCCCCGCGGCGCGCGTCGCCGCCTTCCCCTTTTTTGGAGAGCATCGTCATGAAGTTTCCCAGCGTCCTCTGTTTGGTCTGTCTGTTCATTGCCGCGGTCCTCTTGCCGCTGGCGTCGCACGCCGTGGCCGCCCAGCCGGCCTCCGCGTCGGTCTGCAATGCCTGTGCCGGCGGGGTCTGCCCGTTTTGCAACGTCTGTCCGCAGCGGGAAAAGATCGCCGTCCCGGCGACGGCCGAGGTGAAGTCCACTTGTGCAACGGTTGCGGCGACTCGTCCTACCGCCTCGGTGCGCGCGGGCGTGCAAGCGATCGTGGCCCGGGTGAGATCGCTTGTGCCCTCGCCCTTTGGGCGTCGATCCGCGATCTTGACTGGCCGGCTCTTGCCGAACCGTCCGCACCTGCTGCCGAGGCGGCGAACCTAATACTTGGTTGCCGTTCGCGCCTCTGCGCCTTGGCGCCTTTGCGTGAGGAGTTTCGTGCCATGACTTCCTTGCTCGTTTGCGGGGCGGTCGCGTTGGGCGCCTACTTGTTGGGCTACGACGACGGCAAGCGTCGAGGTCGCAACGACCTGGACAAGATCCTTGGCGACTTCGGCAAACTGGCCCGCGAGGTGGGCCGTCAACTGTTGGGAAAAGACGAATCGATATGACCACGGGGACACCGAGAACACGGAGACAAACCCGGGGGGGCGGAAGCCAAGTGCTTCTTTTCTCCGTGTTCTCTCGGGCACCGACCGCTTGCGGTTGGTCGCCGTGGTGAGTAAGGAGCGTCTCGTGCACGCCATACCGCAGAACGTCGATTGGAACGCGGTCTACGCGATCGGGGCCCTGGGGCTGGCGATCTGCGGGATGCTGGCCGGCATCGCCTGGCGGATGTCGCATCGCTTCACGCGGCTGGACGACGGCGTGAGGCAGGTTTCCCGCGGGCAGCGGCGGGCCTGGCGGAAGATCCGCGAGCATGGGGAGCGTCTGCAAGCCCTGGAGCTTCGGCAGCCCGAGCCGCGGCCGCCGGTGGTGCAGGGACCGTGGACGAGCGGCTACGTCCAGGGCGACTTCAATCCGCTGGGCTGTGATCGCGCCCCCCCGTCGGGCGCGTGAGAAAAGAGGGATTTCGCTAACAGGAATTTAGGGGGACGCTGCGCATGAAACCGAGATGGTCTTGCCTGGCTTTTGGACTTCTTGTGGCGGCCTGGCTGGCCGCCGGCTGCCGTGAATCCGCAACGCGGCCGCCGCGCCGGCTCGGGGCGGTGGTCACGCCGACCTACCTCGTGCCGGATCGGAATCTTTCCGACGTCCAGAGCCGTAGCGCCTCGCTGGCCAATCTGGGCGGCGTCAGCTCCGCGACCGTCTCGGGCAGCCTGTCCAGCTACTTCCTTTCGGCCGGCACGCCGGCCTTCGCCACCACGGCCACGCTGGCAAACTACCCCACCACGGCCAGCGTGTCGGGGTCCCTTGCAAGCTATTTTCCTTCGTCGGGAACAACGGCCCTTGCGA